TTTAAAAAGAAAAGACAATATTTTGTTCATTATAAATTCTTACCAGGTTTAGGCTTTTATGGATTTGGTTTAATTCATATGATTGGTGGATTGTCACGTACAGCCACTTCCGTGCTTAGACAATTATTAGATGCAGGTACATTAGCTAACTTACCAGCAGGATTTAAATCAAGAGGGCTTAGAGTTAGAGATGATGCTGAACCAATTCAACCAGGTGAGTTTAGAGATGTAGATGCTCCAGCTGGGGATTTAAGAGCCTCTATCATGACGCTTCCATTTAAAGAACCTTCTCAAACACTATACTCATTGTTATCCTTTGTAGTAGAAGCAGGTAAACGATTTGCATCTATTGCAGATCTACCAACAGCTGATTCTAATTCACAAGCACCCGTTGGAACAACGATTGCTCTTCTAGAAAAAGGATCTCGTGTTATCTCTGCAATTCATAAACGATTACATTATTCTTTAAAAACAGAATTTAAATTATTAGCAAAAGTATTCTCAGAATATCTTCCACCCGTTTACCCTTACGAAGTTGTAGGTGGAGATCGTTATATTAAACAAACAGACTTTGATAGTAGAGTAGATGTTATTCCAGTATCTGATCCAAATATATTCTCTATATCGCAAAGAGTAACAATGGCACAAACTCAATTACAACTTGCTCAATCTGCTCCTGCATTACATAACTTAAGAGAAGCATATCGTAGAATGTATGAATCCATGGGAGTACAGAACATAGATAATATTCTTAAAAAAGAAGAGCAACCTAAACCAAAAGATCCAGCAATTGAAAATGCAGACTCATTAGAAGATCAACAAAACTTATATGCATTCCCAGGTCAAAATCACGATGCACATATCTTAGCCCATTTAGTGTTTGGCTCTAGTCCAATGATTATGGCTAATGCAATGGCAGCTATGAAATTACAAAAACATATTATGGAACATGTTTCTATTAAAGCACAGGAACAAGCTGAAGTTCAAATAAGACAAATGCAAACTCAAGGTATGGATCCTCAATCTATTGAACTTGCTAAAGCTTCTATGATTGCACAATTAGAAGCTCAGTTTACTCAAGAAGTAAAAACTAAATCTACAGAAATATCTGGAGGTGCTGCACCAGATCCTATAGTTGAATTAAAAGCTAAAGAGCTTCAAATAAGACAACAAGATAATTTATCTGACGCGCAAATAGCTCAACAAAGAATAGTATTAGATCAACAAAAACTACAACAAAAAATGATGGCAGATGCTGCTAGAATAGAATCTCAAGAAGATATTGCTAAATTAAGAACTTCTAATAAGAACAAACAACAGTAGGTATTGACTATACCTTTAAAAGATTTATTCTATGATAATGGACAAAAAAGATAAAGCGGTAGAAGAAATGATGTCAAACATCCATGAAGAGATGTTAACTTACCTAGAAGAAGGTAAAGACATATTTGAAATAGGCGCAGCTTATTTAGGTATGGCAAGATGGATTTATGTTACTGCTTTAGGTAGAGAACAAGCAGCAGAAGTTTTTAAAGATGCTGTTAATGCAAAGGGTATTACGTTTTCATTACCAATGAACATAAACTTACACTAAAGGTACATTATGAAAAAAGATAAGTCACAAAAAAAGATTTCTAAAGTAATGAAAGAGTTTAAAGCAGGAGAACTCAACATTGGTAAATCTGAACAAAAAGTTAAAAATCCAAAACAAGCAATAGCAATTGCTTTATCAGAAGCTGGTAAATCTAAAATGATGGCATCTGGTGGAATGGTAAAGTCTAGCAAGAACAAAGCTAGAGGAGCAGGAATAGCTATTAAAGGAACAGATTTTAAAGGTGTGTTTTAATGATCCAAATGTTAGGAGCAGTTGCGCCACTTGCAAAAATTTTATTTAATACAATTGAAAAATCTGTACCTGATAAAGATTTACAAGAAAAATTAAAAGCGCAACTACAAACACAATTACTACAATCTAATACACAAGAGTTACAAGCTGCAGCAAAAATTATTGAGGCAGAGGCCAAAGCGGGTGCTTTTGCATCGAGCTGGAGGCCCCTGTTAATGTATGTATTAATATTTATTTTGGTCTGGAATTATATTCTAGGACCAGTTGTAAAGATATTCACAGGAGCTGTTATCTCCTTTGAATTGCCTGGCGATGTTTGGGGTCTTCTCCAGATAGGTTTGGGCGGTTACGTCGTGGGACGCAGTGCGGAATCAGTTGCTAGAACAATAGCAAACAAACCAGCTGCGAATAAACAACAAGAAAATGGATAAGGAGTTAACATGAGAAACGATTACACACAAAGACCAAGACCAGGATTTAAAGCTGGTGGTAAAGTTAAGAAAAAAGGTGGGTTTCCAGATTTAAATAAAGATGGAAAAACAACATATGCAGATGTAATAACTGCTAGAATGTCTTCAAAGAAAAAAGGCAAAATGATGAAAGGTAAAAGATAATACTTTTATTTAAAATCACTTTATGTCAGAATTGAAGAAATTTAAATGTACCCTTTGGGGGATTATTGAAAAGAAGGCTTGCCCAGAAGTATTGGCTACTAAAGTAGTTGAGGAAAAAAGCTACGAAGAATTGTTGGAAAAATACAATATAGCCCCTAATGGAACTTATTGTTTAGTGGAGGAGATAATCTAATGATTGACCCTTTTACAATACAAACAGTAAAGAAAATGATCAAAGAAAAGAAGGAACAGCTTGTAGAAATCACATCTACAGGTGGTGTTGACAACTGGCCGAAATATCAATATATGGTAGGTCAAGTAAAACTTTGTGAACAATTTGAACAGGAACTCTCGAACCTGATAAATAAACAGGAGCAAAATGACGACACAAGTCGCAAACAACAAAGAAGGCAATGAAGTACCAAATAAAGTATTTGGATTACTTAATGCTTATAGAGATAAAGAAGAACTAGAAAAAGAAAAAGTTCTAGATCCAAATAAAATAGAGCAGTCTGCTCTAGATAGAATGCCTACGCCTACTGGATGGAGAATATTAGTATTACCTTATATGGGTCCATCAAAATCTAAAGGTGGATTATATTTACCTGATGAAGCAGTTGAGCGTACGCAACTTACTACCGTTGTTGGTTACGTATTGAAAGTTGGTGATCTTGCTTATGCTGATAAAGATAAATTTCCAGAAGGCCCATGGTGCAAGGCAAAAGATTGGGTAATTTTTGGAAGATATGCTGGTTCAAGATTTAAAATTGAAGGTGGTGAAGTTCGTATCTTAAATGATGATGAAATCATTGCTAAAATTAAAAACCCTGAAGATATTATTCACGTATACTAACAAGGAGCAACTATGAACGATGAAATAAAAGATACGGTTGAAGTTGAAATAGATCTTCCAAATAAGGAAGCTTCTAATGAAATTCAAAAAGAAATAGACAAGCTTCAAGCAGTTAAGGACAAACAACCTGAAATTGAAATTGAAGAACAAAAAGAGGAAGTAAAAGAAACAAAACCTGAAAAGGAAAAAAAGTCAGAAGAAAAGTTATCCACAAAAGAAGAGGATAAAAAAGAAGAAGACTTTGAAAAACACAAAACAAGAGTTCAAAAAAGAATTAGTGAACTAACTTGGAAACTTCGCGAAGCTGAAAGAAAAGAAAACGAAGCTATCACTTATGCTAAACAAATAAAAGAAGAAAGCGAATCTATACGTAAAAGATTTACGTCTATGGATAATAACTATCTTACTGAGTTTGAATCTAGAATTAAATCTCAGAAATTAGCTGTAAGAGATAAACTTAAAGCAGCTATTGAATCTCAAAATGCAGAAGAGATTGCAAATGCAAATGAAGCATTAGCAAGACTTACTGTAGATGAAGAGAGAGTAAGAGTTTCTAAATTAGAAAGAGAATCTGAAGCTAAAGAGATTCCGGTTAAACAAGAAGTAGAACAAGTAAGAACTGTTCAACAACCGGTAATTCAGCCAGATCCTAAAGCTGAAGATTGGGCTTCTAAAAACCCATGGTTCGGTAAGGATGAGGCTATGACATATACAGCCTTGGCTTTACATAAAAAACTCATAGAAAATGAAGGATATGACGCTAAATCTGATGAGTATTATGAAGCTATAGATTCTTATATGAAAAAGAAATTCCCACAAGAGTTTACAAGTGAGGATAAAAGTGTTAGTAAGGACGAACAAAATACTAACATCGGTAACCGCAAGCCCGTTCAGTCTGTGGCATCCGCAACAAGAACAGCAAAATCTGGACGCAAAACTGTTAGGTTAACTTCAGCTCAAGTCAATGTGGCTAAGAGATTGGGTGTACCTATTAGTGAATATGCTAAATACGTGAAGGAGCAATAAAATGACTAAAATAGATAAAACCTCGCGCCTAAACCAAACTAGAATTAAATCCGAAAGGAAAAAAGTTTGGAAACAACCATCGAGCTTAGATGCGCCTCCAGCGCCAACAGGATTCAAACATAGATGGATCCGATTAGA